TAGATGGCTCAACCATGACGTTAGATATATTGCAAAAGGGTTCAACCAATAAATTCCTTGGTGATATATGGGCTGATAACTACACAGGTTACTTCTCATTTATAGGCGATAGCAATACTTTTAATATGTCTACAGATGAAACAAACGCAACTGGAGCAGATGGTTCTAATGTAAACGTACAGGTTACAGGAAACACAAACACCATGACACTCAATCACGCTATGACTGCACTAGCAGCTAATTTAGACTTGGATTGGATTATACAAGGTGGAGGTAACAGTATTACAGCAGCTATAGATGTAGACGGTGCTACTAACTACATGGATATTGATGGTGATGATAATACAATAACTTATGACGGTGATGGGTATGCGGGTGGATATTTCTACTTAGATCATACAGGTAGTGATAGAACTTTTAATATAGATCAGGAATCCGCATTAGATAATGACTGGCTTAAGATTACCTCTTCTGGCTCTAATGGCACAGTTTGTGTTACTCAGTCAGACTCAACAACTTCATTCGTCTGTTGATATAGGCTCTATCTCAGAAGTTAGAGGTAATGCACAAGTTCTAAGAGATAAACCTTATGGCGCTGAACTAAAGTTCAACATCCAGCAAATGGATGATGTACGCACAGAAGCTGGCAGAGTTGCCATAACCTTTGAAGATTCTTCTACAGTTAAACTAACAGAACATTCTAAGTTAGTTATAGACGAATACATCTATGACCCTGACCCATCAAAATCTAAGATGGCCTTGAAGTTTGCCAGTGGCACAGCACGATTTATCACAGGTAAATTCAACAACAAAAGCAATATATCCATCAAAACTCCTACAGCAGACATAGCTATTAGAGGTACTGACTTTACTTGTACTGTAGATGAATTAGGCAGATCTCTTGTCATACTGCTTCCAGACGAGAATGGTATATCTAGTGGTGAGATCCTGGTATCAACAGCATCTGGTAACGTAACTCTAAACAAACCATATCAAGCAACTACGGTATCTGTTTTTGAAAACAATCCTACAGCTCCTGTAGAGCTAGATATTACATTAGATCTAATAGACAACATGCTTATTGTAAATCCTCCAGAACAAACGCAAGAATCTTTAGAACAAACGCAAACACAAACATCTGCTGATTATTTAGATTTTAATGATCTTGATATAGATTATCTTAATGAGGACTTTTTAGATGCAGAGGAAGAATTAGAGTTTACAGAACTAGATGTTAATTATTTAGATATTAATTTTCTTGAAGATTTACTTAATGTTTTAGATGCACTAGCCATAACAAAAGAAGAAGATGCTTTGAAACAAGGGGGTGCCGGTATACGTATTGTTGGTACAGAAATAGGACAAGACAAAGATACGCAAATAACTACAATCATATCTGGTCAAAATATAAGTTTAACGAGAACCGTAAGTCAAAGCGTTAAATTAGATTTAGATGGATCTGATAGTTATACAGTTATACTTCTACAAGATGGAGTAACTAATACGGTTAAAATAAATGGTGGATCTTCAACTACAATAACAATTAAACAAGGGTCAGGATGAAAAAAACAATAATATTTGTAAGTTTATTTATGTTACTTGGTGCAACTTACTATTTTCAACCAACTGCTTATAAAATATTAAAGTTAAAAACTTTTGATTCGTTAGTAACAGATAAAGAACCTTCAGGTAATTTTGTAATTCTTAATATAAATGAAAATGATATTACTAATGAAGGTGGCTATCCTTTATCTAGGCAAACATTAGCTCAAATACACATTAATTTATTAAGAAAAGGTGCATTAGGTGTGGGTTGGGTTATAGCCTTTCCACAACCTGATAGATTTGGTGGTGACTTTGATTTTACAGAAGCTCTGGGTTTTTCTCCAAGTGTTCTCGCTATGTTTGAGGGAGAAGGTAATTATCCGCCTACTTCTGGAACAGTTATCCTCGGACCAGAAAGCGGAGGCATTATGTCTGAAGGTGTAATACAAAATATAGATATTTTAAAAGCCAACGCCAGTCAGGGTTTAGCAGTAGCTAGGACAGATGTAGATAATTTAGTTCGTAGATTACCTCTTTTAATGCGCACACCTGACGGTTGGGTATCAACATACGGTACAGAAGTTTTAAAAGTCTTAGCTGGAGCTGATACTTACATTATAAAAACAAATGATAATGGTCTGGAAGAAGTAAGGGTAAAAGGGTTGCCTTCAGTACCGGTAGATTCATTAGGTCGTAAATGGGTAAGTTGGGTTAACACACCACAAACTAATCTTTTAGAAATGGATGTAGAAAATAAATTTGTTTTTGTAGGGTTTACAGCAAAAGGGATTATGCCTCAAATTGCTACACCCGTAGGTTTGTTAGAACCTCATAAAATACAAGCCGCACTTGCTGAATCTATATTGATACAAGACAGCCCTTACATACCTGATTATGCACTTGCTTTGGAAATATTAATCTTTTTGTTTTCTGTGGTGTTTGTTTGGCTTGCTTTGAATGTTTTTGGTATAACTGCTGGTATATCGTTCTTTAGTGTAGTTTTTGTTTCTACGGCCTTCTTTGGCGTTTATACAATACAAAAAGGGGTATTAATTGATGTCACTTGGGCTTTAATATCTCAGTTTATTACTGCAAGTGTTGCTTTTTATGTAAGATTTAGAGAGCAATACAAACTAAGACAACAAATCAAAAAACAATTTGAGCATTACTTAGATCCAAGGCAAGTAAAAGCATTACAAAAAGATCCTGGATTATTAAAGTTGGGTGGTGAAAAGAAAAGATGCACCTTTTTATTTACTGATGTTCGTGGGTTTACTGCTATGAGTGAAAGTATGGAACCTGAACAAGTGACTCAAATTATGAACAAAGCTCTTACAATTCAATCAGATGCGGTTAAAAAGTATGGAGGTATGGTAGATAAGTATATAGGTGATGCAATGATGGCTATATTTAATGCTCCTTTAGATTTAGATAATCACGAGCAAGCTGCTGTTATGTGCGCTAAAGAAATACAAGACAACTTTAAATCTTCTGATGTTGGAGTTGAAATTGGTGTAGGTGTTAATACTGGTGAAGCTGTAATTGGAAACTGTGGATCGTCTACTAGATTTGATTATACGGCTATTGGATCTGCCGTAAATATAGCTGCTAGGTGCGAATCTAGTTGTAAAACTGTAGGCAAAGATTTAATAATTGCAGAGGAAACTGCAAAAAATTGTGGTTTTGAGCTAAAATCATTAAAACCAATAGAAGTTAAAGGTATTAGTGAGCCTTTAAAAATATTTACTTTGGAGGATATATGAAAGCACTACTTAAAAACTTAGTTGGATCAGTAGCACCAACCTTGGGTACAGCACTAGGAGGCCCTATGGGTGGTATGGCTGCAAACATGATTGCAGATGTATTGGGTTGTAAGAACGAACCAAAAGAAATACAAAAAGCTATAGATAATGCTACACCCGAACAAATGCTTGAGCTAAAGAAAGCTGAAGCTGAGTTTGAACTTAAAATGAAAGAACTAGAGGTAGATGTGTTTAAACTAGAAGTACAAGACACACAAAACGCTAGGCAAACTTTTTCTAAAGATTGGACAGCCAGAATTATAGGTATAGCTGTAGTTGGTGGTTTTATGGGATACATATTCTTAGTAACTATTCAGCCTCCAGAACAAAACTCAGAAGCTTTAATTAATTTAGTATTAGGATATTTAGGCGGTTTAGCGTCAGCTATAATTAGTTTTTACTTTGGGGCATCTAACACACCCAAGGATGATTAATATGAACATATCTGAAGAGGGTATATCTTTAATTAAAAACTACGAAGGATGTAAGCTAGAGGCTTATCAGGACTCCGTAGGAGTTTGGACAATTGGCTACGGACATACAAAAGATGTAAAAGATGGCGATAAAATTAACCAGGACGAAGCCGAACATTTATTGCAAGAAGAAATGCCGGAGTATGAAGGTTATATCAACGATATGGTTAAGGTGCCGTTAGATCAATGTCAGTTTGATGCTTTAGTTTGTTGGGTATACAACTTAGGACCTACTAATCTAAAAGAATCTACTTTGTTACGTATTCTTAACGAGGGTGATTATGGCGGCGTACCAGAACAAATAAAACGCTGGAACAAGGCTGGTGGTGTTATCTTAGGTGGTTTGGTTAAACGTAGAGAAGCTGAAGCTAATTTGTTTGAAGGTAAGGACTGGAGCAAGGTTTAGATGGCATTACAAAAAACAATATTCAGACCTGGCATATATAGAGAAGGTACTGATTATGATAATGAAGGCGGTTGGTTTGATTGCAATTTAGTACGGTTTAGAAAAGGCAGGCCAGAAAAATTTGGAGGTTGGAGTAAGCTTACAAGCAAAACTTATTTGGGTACGGCAAGAGCTTTACATCCTTGGGTGTCTCTAGGTGGGACAAAATATCTTGGAATAGGTACTCATCTAAAATATTATATTGAAGCCGGTGGAGTTTTTAATGATGTAACCCCCATAAGAAGCGCTACTTCTGCTGGTGATGTAACATTTTCCGCAACTAATGGAGATGCAACAATTACTGTTGCAGATACAGCGCATGGGGCAGTTCAAAATGATTTTGTTACTTTTTCTGGAGCATCTAGTTTAGGAGGTAATGTAACAGCAACTGTTTTAAATCAAGAATACCAAATAGCAACCATAGTTAATGCAAACAGCTACACAATAGAAGCAAAAGACACTTCAGGGGCAACAGTTACCGCAAATGCTTCTGATAGCGGTAACGGAGGATC